CTTTATCAACATCAAGTTTTCGAGAGTGTTAAAAGACGCGGCGCACGCGTTATACGGTTTAAACGTAGAGTACGACCACTTTGAGAGTGGTAAAGACTCCCCACAAGAAGAATTTTATGGGTTAACCCCACGTGAGGTCTACATCAATCTCTCGGAGTTATACTTTAAGCCGATGCACGGGAAGAACATCTTTGCTACATTAGGCGCGAAGAGTATACAAAACCAAATCGAGAAAGGGAAGACGAGATTCGTTATCACCGATTTAGGTTTTGAGTTGGAGTTGGACGAAATGCTTAAGATCTTTGGAGCCGACAGTTTATACTTCTTCTATGTAATGCGCCCCGGTGCTTCCTTTAAGAATGACTCTCGAACCTTTATGCCTATATACACCCTGTTCCACAACAACATCCCCTTCAGCTATATCCATAACCGAGAGGGTATAGAGGAACTAAATCTAAAAGTAAGAAAGAGTTTTGAGAAGCTAGGAATAAAACTAGAACAACCTACCTAAGGAGAACTTAGAAATGAACAGACGTACGAAGAGACGGTTGAGAGAAGTAGAGGGATGGATAAGAGATTTAATGTTGGGGTGTTCCTTTAGCTTATTCTGTGTGGTAACCTGGTCTATCCTGGATTACAAAGCAGAAACGAAAAAACAACATGAACCCCTACCTGCTCAATATATATACCAAATCTGAGGGCGCTAACGTATGAAGAATAAAGTTATCCTGTTGGGGTATTACGGAGGAGACGAGCGTCATTGTCTATCGGCGTGGCAGAGCACCAATGTAGAGTTAGGTATTGAACTCCCCGCCGATATCCTAGAAAGAGTTCACCGCCTCTACGAAGAGACCGTCCTCCTAAAGAAGAAAGGCCCCGAAGAACTTCTCTGTATGTTAGCCAAACACGGACATACCTCCCCCTTCCGTAAAAGCTATCTCGATTTTCAAATAACGGCTGATATAGCCTCACACATTCATAGTATTAAACATAAGGTGGGTGTAGAAATCAACAGCGAGTCGGCCCGCTACAAAGAGTTGGTAGATAAGTACTATATCCCTTGTGATTGGTTAGACTTGAAGGTCAACAATGAGAGTCTATACGAAGCTGGGTTAGCGCAGTACAAAGACTTAACTTGGGCGGAAGTATTAATGGAGCACAGTGAACACGGAAATAAGTTGTACCACGAGTGCGCTAAACAGACCACAGAGATATTGGGGCGTAAGAGAGCGAAAGAGAGTTCGAGGTATTTCTTAGGGTATAACAAGCAACTTGATTACGACATGCAGATGTCCTTCCAAGCCTTTATACATTTCCTACAACTTAGAGGGAATCCCGCCGCCCAAATTGAAATAAAAGCTATCGCGTATAGAATGCTCCAACTTGTACGTGATATTCCGGGCAATCCTTTCGAGTACAGCTTAAAAGCCTTTGGGTATTAATTATGAAAGCACTGTGGAAAAAAGAGATGGACAAGATGCTAAAGAAATATTGCGAGAAGGAAGGACTAGACCCCAGAACCTTGGAGCCTATCCCAAGTCTTAAGAGTGACCGTAATAACCCCGTCGAGATGAGTAACTCGAGAAACTAATGCATCAAAGATAAGTTTAAGTCCAGATACATCTGTCTCTTCCCAAAATCCCGGTTGTGTGATAATGCGTTGTAGTTTAGATAGATCGTATTTATATTCAAAAGTCTCTTCAAGCAGTTTACTTTTTAGAATAGTAAGCTGCTTTCTTTTCAACTCAATAATATCCACCAAGTCGGGGTCTTGTAGGGATTCTAGTTTATGTATACGAGTACAGAGTTCTACATATTCTGAAGACTCTTGAAGTATGGACTCACTATCTGAAACATCTTTTTGAGTCCAAACTAAAGATAACTCTTCCGCCCGATCCATGATAGCCTCAATAGTCTTCTGGACATAGTCCTCCAAATGATAACCATGGCTACCTCTCTGGGAACATTCTGGTAATCCTAATCGGGAATAAAAGCGGGTATCGCAGTATAAATAAGTATAACGGAGTTTATTGCGTCTATTGATGCTAGTGCAACAGCGCATCTTCGTACCACACTCTCCGCAGAAAATTAAACCAGATAGAGGATTAAGGATAGGGCGGTGTTTAGATGTATCGCCGCGGAATTTTGATCCTATAGATAAATAGTATTTAATCTCGGACCATTCCTCCATTGATAATAAGGCTGGAGGATTATAATCCGAGGCCTGCCTTTTGTCCTTATCCTTCCAAAAATATATCAATTCTCCTCTCAAAATAGGTATGTTTAACCAATACTTAAACCCTACCGCTGTAAGCGGGAATACCTCGCCCTTCTTCGGGCGCCCTTGAATCTTAACATTGTACTTAGAGACCATTGTACTTAATGTTTTTCGGAGAGACCAGTTATCCAAATAAAGCTCTATAAGCTCTCTAGCGACTTGAGCTTTGGTCTTATTAGTATCAAGAAAGAGAGAGTCGTCTAGGATAACTTTACCTTCAGGATTTAAACGATATCCAAAGGGAGTGGCGCAGCTTTTGTTATGAGCGCGGCGATATTTCATTCCTTGGATAGAATTATATTTATTCATCTTTTGGGTAAGACTGGCCGCGGCGGCCATTACAGTATTGGTAAATTCTCCGTAAGGGGTATCAATATCTATACGCCCTTTATCTAATAAAACTACTTCTACTCCTAACTTCTGTAACTCTTCCGCTGCGTGTTCCCAATCCAGGACATTACGAGTAAATCTATCAAAACAAGGAACCACCAATACATTTGATGTTCCAGTGCGTAACCGCTCCATTACAATCTGGTAACCGGCTCTTTTAGAAGTAGCCCCGGACTCAATATCCCAAAAGATATTTTCCTCGGACACTCCATACTTACGGAGTTGTTGTATATATCTCTCTAGGGCATGTCCTTCTGTAAACTGTCTCTGAGTTGATACTCTACAATACCCTATTAATCTCTTGTCCTCCTTACCCATACACTCTGGTCTCTCCCCTCCTTCTTACAACTCCCCTATATTACTGCGTCTTCTGTTTAAAAGCAAAACTCCCTGGGGTTTCTTTACTTTAAACAGAACAAGAGGATAAAAGTAGTTCAAAAATAGAGGGATAGTAGAAATAGGTATAGAAGGGTAAATGTATGGCGACACCGGAGTTAGTTAACGGAGTACTCAATCTAGTACAATATGAAACCCCACCCTTAATTAGGTGGCCTATCGTAATGGGGGACACGTTTATCCGGAGTATTGGGGTAAGTGAGAGAGGGTTTGACTATACCGGTTCGACCGCTATACTCACGCTACGGGATGCAAAGAATGGCTTAGGTACTGTTCTATTCCAAGATGTCACTATACCTATGTACGATATAGTCGTGCCCGCTACTCCTGAGGAAACAGGCTCAGCTTCTTTTACATTGAATGTGCCTATCAGTATAACCTCGACACTATTGGACAAGAAGAATATATATGGAATCTGCCGTATCCTTAAACCGACTTCTACTATAGAGACTCTCTTCTTAATCGATCTTACTGTTATAAAGGGGTAAGTAATATGACCTGCATTAATGTAACGAATTACCCCACCCCTATAGGGATTACAAAGAATGAAGATTCTATACTAGTCGGAAAGAACGAAACGGCTCTACTGGTGAGTAGGACTATCGTCCCGGCAATATATCTAAGTACCGATAAGACGCCGATAAATATACATATCGACGGAGATTGTCGCTATATGGCATTAATGCCAATGCCAGACTTTTCTTTTTATATAGCGGGAGAAAGTATTGCGGCGTTCAGTGTAGTATATCAAGGAAATGATGAACTTATATATAGAGTAGATCTAGACATAGAGGAACAATTACTGCTGAATATAAAAGGAGTACTGGTTAACTCGGTTAATAATGGAGATAGAGGTCAAGTGCAACTAAACGGAGAGCTATACAATGGCTCATGGAATTGGGCACCCGAACTCCCCGTATATCTAACGTCTATAGGGGACTTAACCCAGGACATACCAGAAGAGTGGGTATACATGGAAATAGGGAGAGCTTTAAGTGAAACAACAATATTGCTTGATCTAGAAGAACCGATTGTTATCGTACCTTAGGGGTAAAAACCATGTCTGCTCTAAAATTTCTCACTAAAGTAAACGGCTTAACGAAGCTGATTTCTGCTATCACCTCCTCTGCAGGTGTTGGCGATGCCAACAAAGTTCTCGCCACCAACTCCACCGGTAAGATTGATCCTTCTTTCTTACCCCCGGGTGTTGAACTCGCTGTAGAAAGTATTGTCACCTCTGAAGACCTCACCGCCGGTGACTTCGTTAACATCTACGACAACGGCGGTACCCGCACTATTCGTCTTGCCGATGCCTCCACCGATAAACCTGCGCACGGTTTCGTCCTTGCCGGTTTTCTAAATGGGGCTACCGCCAGCGTCTATACCCGCGGTACCAACAACCAACTCACCGGTCTAACTGTTGGCACTAGATATTTCCTATCTGCCACTGCTCCCGGGGAAGTATCTACCACTGCACCCGCTGAAACCAGCGGCTACATCCATCAAGTGGTCGGTCCAGCCATTAATGACACCACCGTACAATTCGAGTACGATGATCCTATCTACATCGTGTAGACCACGAGTAGGTCATAATGACGGAACAAGGGGAGATTGACATACTCCCCTTATTTATGTATATACGTCCAAGCACTCGCTGTAGGTGGGTGCCTCAGAGAGACCTAAAGTTTGCCACCGAGGCGTCGGTGAGAGTTCAATAGCATAAAGTTGTAGGGTAGTCGGTTCAAATACCCCATCGCTACCAAGACAGACGAGGAAATAATAGAGAGCGGTAAAGACCTTCCGCCGGAACATATAGGTAACCAAGTCCTGCATGGACTGAGAGGTCAAACTGTAGGAAATAAGTTCTATCAACAGCAGCGTAGAGAACTGAGAGATTTGAGCCAAGTTGTACCCCATCACCTCAAGGGCTGTGCCCTGGTGTAATTTTAGGTTGAATTGGGAATACCACACCTGAAAGTCCACGTACTGAAAGTACTTGTGTCTATCCAGCGGGGACATGTAGGAAATAATAGCATCGAGAGTAGGGGAAGGAACACTCTCGTACCACATCGCTACTGCCGTCCAGTCCTGTGCGGAGATAAATTGGGATAGAGTTGGGTGGGAAGCAAGGCTTTCCATTACCGCAATGTCGTTACTCGTAATCATTAGATTTGCTCCCAAAACTGTATAGTTGTAGCTTCTACTACAATATTTGAACCATCACACTCGACCACTAAAGCCCACACATCCGGAGTGCCGTCAAAAGACGACCCAAGAAAGTCTAAACTAGAGCCTTGAAAGGATGTCGTAGTCCCATAGTTGTTAGCTTTAGAACCTACACCGACCCATACGGAATTACTATCTGTATTGGTTATATCTATGGTATTAGGAACACCAAAGTCATATTGGATAGCTGAGTCAGAAAGAGATGTCCAAGTGGGTGTATAAGAGGAAGAGAAAGTAGGAAGACGAACTAACTTGATATAGTAGTTGGTATTCGTGCTAACCCACACCTCCATGTTCTTAACAATAACGCGAGAAGTTAAAGAAGACGGGTTTAGGCGAAACAGTATTAAAACTCTATTATTGAAGGAAGTAGATGTATTATAAGGCGTATTAAGCGGGCGGGCTATCGAATAAGTATAACCTAATGCATCGAGACCCCCTTCCGATATAAGAGTACCGCAGATAGCGTCTAGATTCGCGGAGGTTCCTCCAGCCAAGGTTCTCTGTATTTCATAAGAGATGAAAAGGTTAGCAGTCCGCATATACACATCACTCCGAATGTTCGGGTGCTGGAATACATGGGCTACTACAGGAACTTGATTATAAACAAACCCAACCGCTACATCCCCTACTCCTAACCACTCCAACGTGATAAACCCAATGTGACACTTTGTAGGGTCAAAGTTATATCCCGTACTGGTGCCATCAAATTTATCCTTATTCCAATTCGCCTGCGTAACCCGAGAGGTCTCAACAACAGACCCCCCAACCGACGACCGAATAACCCAAGACAGCGTAGTGCCGTTTTGCTCTAGGAAGATACCGTCGCTATCATCGAAGTATCCCGCGCGCTTAGTAACATTAGTCTGTCCCTCCCCTAAATTAAAAGTAAAGAAGCATAGTAAAGATTTACCGGGTTGATAGAGACCGGCGATACTACTTCTAAGTCTCCGTAGTCCTACCGTCGTTCCTACGGTTAAAGTAGTCTCTGCTCTGGCTAAAGAATAAGTAGAGGAAGTCCCACTACCGCTTACTTCTCCCTCAGTTATTGTCTTATTACGTAGAGGGCCACTCTGGTTTATTACCACTTGAGCTTTAGGTTCGGACACTCTAAGCCTGGAGAACATATCCACCAAGTTAGGCGGAAAGTTAAAGTCTATACTGTCTATCGCTACTTGATAGCCGCCGGCTAGGGTTACTATTCTACTCATTGGTATTAAACGTTCGTATTAAACTTTACTAATATTTACTAATTAGTATTAACTATCCGCTAAACCCAGTCTATAACGAAAAATATTACTTAACGGTTCTATCCTCGCTGACTCCCCCTCTTCGTGCATAATAATCAAAACACCCTAATTTTCTTTTAAAGCCGCGCGCTCCTTTAACTCAATATAGTCTAAAACAAAGGCTAAAGAAAGCGAAAAGTAGATAGAGAAGGCGTGAGTAGTTTGTAAATTTATATAGATAAAGGGGGACCAATAATGTATACAGATATAAAAGACAAAGTAGGGATAAAAGAGGCAGCGGAGAAGTACCGTATAAAGATAGAGACCCATGGAAATAGTCCCTGTCCGTTCTGCCAGGGGAAGTCCTCCCTAAGCGTTAAGAACAACAAGCACTTCAGATGCTTCCGTTGCGACGCTAGCGGGTCGGTAATAGACCTATTGATTCTAAGCGGTATTTGTAAAACAGCGGCTCAAGCCGTATACCTACTTCGACAAGACTTCCATCTAGACTTCCATAATCCCTCCTCCACTCGAAGTAAACTACTCCGCAGAGTCTTCGATATATACTGCGAAGCTATGTCCTCCGATAAAGAGGGGACGGTAAAAGATTACTTAAGCAGTAGAGGTTGGCTTAACATAGATAAGGTCGGACTCTGCACCGGCAATAATGTCCTGCAATCCGCCGGAATAGATAAAGAAGAACTCGAAGCTAATGACCTCATAAGCTATATCGACGATAGCGGTAAGTACATAGAGTACTATGACAATCATATAGTATTTCCGGTCTATGACCGTATGGGTAATATCAAACACTTTAGTGCCAGAGCCCTCGACAACCGTAAGGTAAGATGGAAATCCACTAAAGGAGACCCCGCGATCACGAATTACTTCTATAACGCGAAAGACTTATACGAACCTAACTCGAAGTATATTGTGCTCTGCGAAGGGGTATCAGATTGTTTATCCCTAAAGCAGTTGAATATACCCACGATAGGACAGTTCGGTATCAACGTAGAACTTGGGTACTTCGCTGAAGACTTCAGTAAGTTTGAGTATATTGTGGCGGTATTCGACCGGGATAAATATGCTTTGGGGGATGTAAGAGGAGGGGAGTATATCTCCTGGACTCAGATGATGCCCCGCCTTATCAACCTTATGAGTCTTACCAATACTCCTATCTACTACCTTATGGCTCCAGATATTCCCGGTATTAAAGACATCAACGATTGGTTAGTCCAAATAGACTATGACCTAGATGAGTATCTAGAGTATGGTATTAAGAACTCTAAGCCGCTACCGAGTTTGGCGTATAAGATGTACAAGCAGAAGATAGAGAAGCACGGGGAGATTTGGAAGAGTTTGTCGGTAATGCCCGACCCAACTACCTCAGCTAGACTACAGAAGCTTATATTCGACCAGTATGGAGACTGGCGTAACTATATGACGAAGCTCTTCAGTAATGACCACAACCAATCTCGATGATACCTAACTTCTATATATACGCAGACCCAGACCTCGCAGCGTTACCCTATGGGGTAACAATGATCTGTCTAAGAAGAGAGTTAAAAGAGGACGAGAAGAAAAGGTACACCGAAGCAACAAAGAATAAAGAATGGGAAAAGATTGAGGAATACTTAGAGAAGTTGGAGGAGGACGAGGATATTGTATATCAGCACGAAACGATAGACGTAGCTGAGATTAATGTCCGCGGTCTAGACTCCGTATTAAAACGAAGAGTCGAAATCTATATTCCTCAATTTATCCTTAAGACTAGAATTAAGCCTGTATGTGTATACCGTAACTCTAAATGCCCGGTGTCTCTCCATTACAAGATGGAGATGGTGGGGAGTAGCTCTTGTGTAGAGTTAAGGATAGCGCGGGATATTAGTGTGGTAAAGAGAAGATGGTTAATCCTAAACCACTGGCATAAAAGTTATCCGCAGTATAACTGGAACGAAAACCTAGGACTCCCCACCCTCCAACAATCCCTAACGTGTCTCCAATACGGCATAAATTATAAGTACCACTACTGGGAGTACCTAAAGACAATACCTAAAGTGTGGTTACATGTACTAAAGAAATACGATATGGATTTCTACTTCGGTAGGAACTACCTTAACGACCCGCCGGAGTGGTGGGTCAAGATATTCGACTGTCCTTTCGATGCTTACCTATCTGAGAAGGATAAACAACTACTCAGAACCTTAGTGAAGGGAGAATATAAAGGGAGTGATTTCAAATTCTTCCTGGAACGATATCCCTCTATACAGAACCCTAAATACATAACCGCCAATGAATGGGATTGGTTAATACCTTAGAACTAACTAGATAAATTTTATGACGCACGACTACCAGATGAACTTTTATAAATTAATAAGGATGCAACCGAAGGGATTAACGTTGAAGAAGAAGTTAGTAAGGATAGATAGGTTGTCCTGTAGGGAAGCATTACAAAAAGCGCATACAGAGTTAAATCCAACCCTAACTTGGTTTTATGCATTAGGGTCAGTCTTATTGTTTTATTACCATAAACTCTGGGGGGCGGATATAAAAGACAATGGAGAGATACAAGAATTGTACGCGCAATTAATCGAGCTATGCTGTTACGAGCAGAGAGTAGATATTAGAGGCGCGGTACAAACACCGCGGGAGACTTTAGATAAGATTCAAGAATACACTACACTAAGATATAGACTTACCAAATTGTTAGAAGAGGTAGGAGGTAGCTTAAGTGATATTAGCGATAGACCCCGGTAATGAGATATCTGGTTTTGTATACTGCGACGAGTTTAATATTATCGAGGCTGGGAATATAAAGAATGAAGAACTACTCCAGTTAATGTTAAACGTAGACTTCCAACACCTTGTCGTTGAAAGAATTAGCTCCTATGGGATGACTGTTGGACAAACGGTCTTCGATACCTGTATATGGATAGGGAGATTTATACAACAAGCTGAGGCGCATAAGAAATGTGCAACTCACTTGATACCAAGAATCCCTATCAAGGTACATCACTGTAAGACTGCTAAAGCTAAGGATAGCAATGTAATACAAGCGTTAAAGGATAGATTTGGACCTAAAGGTACAAAGAAACAACCGGGCGCAACATATAAATTATCGAGTCATAGTTGGCAAGCCTACGCCATAGCTGTATACTTCTTAGACACCCTTAAAGAACGAGAAATACTTTATAATAGTAAAGAAGCTATAAACTAAACTAAAAATGTCTAACCTAGAAACTCCGCAAGAAACCGAAAAGAAAGTAAGCTATACAAAGTTAAGTACTTACTTGGACTGTCCTGAGTTATATCGTCTCCGATACATAAAGAAAGAGAAAGGGGAGGGTATGACGTTGCAGGAGCCGTTAATCAAGGGAGTGTTGGCGCACTTATGTATAGAGAATTACTTGCGGGGTTTAGATAAAGACGATGCTATCGATTTATCGTTACGGACGTGGTTATTGAGTGCATGTAACCTAGAGGGTTCAGACACAGATAAATATGAAAAAGAGTGTGGTGCGCGGGGGCAGAAAGAGAACAAGCAGGTAAGTATCTACGACCCCATCGATTTAGATAATCTATTCGATGACAATGTAAGCTCTGCGAGTAACATTATCAATATAGACGAGTTGTACGAGTATGGAACAGTATGCGGGCGGTTGCTCCAGAGGTGTTCTGAATCGTACAACAAGGTGGATAAGATACGGAATAAAGATGGTAGTGTACCGAAGAATCCGTTGGAGTATAGTCCTACGGAGTTCAAAGCGGAGTACGAAGCGAAGCAACTGCACTTAAAGAAATTAGAGATAGATACGAGAGCCGCGAAGCAGAACCGGGCGTTTACGCGGATGTCGTTAGCGAACATCGTAGCGGAGGCGATCTCCTTCGTATATATATTCGAGGTGCCGGACATAGTTAAGAGTGTGGAGAAGATCGAGCACAAGTTAAACGAGACGAAGGTGTGGTTCGGTGAGAAGAAGGATATATATTGGAACGGAGTAATCGATACCGAGTATTTAACGCATGAGGGTTCTACGATAATCAACGACCATAAGAGTGAGAAGTATAAGAGGAGAGGGGAGGACGTAGCGTTCGACCTGCAGTTAAACTCTTATGCCGCGGTGCGTTGTGAACAGGAGAACAAACTAGCGGACTATATCTCCATCACCCATTTAGGTTCCGGGTCTTTACTAGTCGCCAAGACTGACGTAGAGGTACTTAATGAGTGTATGGATTACCTGGAGTCTATACAAAAGGATATAGACCGGGACATAGAGACGAAGGGTGTGGATAACAGTTGGAGTAAGAAGTGGCCCTCTAAGTATGGGTCTCCCTGTTTGCGGCGGAAGTTCGATGCCATAGACCAAGTCTGTCCGTATATCCGAAAGTGCTGGCCGCTCTACAGCGAGGCTTTAGGTAGTGAGTTAGATGAGTTTCTACTTTAGAGACAGTGTGGTAAAGTAAGCTAGATATGTCTCTTGATAATGGTTTTCTTTTCGTGGGTAGCCCTTACCCACGATTTTTTATGCCAAAGTATAAAGATAGGTGTTAAGGGTGTAGACAATGAAACAACCTAATAGAGAAAAGAAAACGAAGGCGGACATAACGGCGTACATGAGGGACCGATTAGGTATTTCAGTAGAGCAAGCCGGGCGGTATATGCAGGCATTAGCGGAGTACATCACGATAAGCCTGAGTCAGGATAATGAAGTGTTGTTGGCGAAACTGGGGAAGTTAATCGTCAAGAGGGGTCAACGCAATACGATTAAGTTCCGTCCGTCGCCTACATTGGTGGACTATATCGCCGCTACTCAAAGGAATAATTTCGAGATGGCGATCCTGGACTATATACAGGAAGAGAGCAATAACGAGAAGACCAAACAACATAAGATTAATCAACGCCTGGTTACCTGGAAGCGGATTAATACTACGTTCGACCGCTATCCAATGACGCGGTACAATCTCCTCCCATATCATCTACTGGCGTATTTACAGAGAGACTTCCCGTATAAGAGGGATTGGAAGCATCCCTTATCCGGGGAAGTACATCCATGGGAACAGATTAAGGAAAAAATATTAATTTATCGGAACATGGACATAAATGGGTATATGGTTCTCTATACAATGTGGATCTGCATAGACGACCGTAAAGCTCGGTTAGCGCGGTGGGATATAAGCAATGAGACCTTAACCTACCAACTACAGAAGGCTTTAGATGCGATACTATTTATGCTCTGCTTCCCGGAGTTAGAACCCGAGAATATCAAATCATTGTACGGTTAAGATACAAAAGAGCCGTCATCCCCGTTGTATTAAAGAGGAGTCTCTTAAGATGTATAGTCCAGATGAGAATGTCAAAGCTGAGGAGAAGGCCCTGCAGGCTCTCGCCTTTATAGAACAGATAGAGAATTGGATAAAAGATTATGAAATCTTCCGTAAAGGACTACCCGTAGAGTACCGCGGGGAGGCGGAGATATATGAAGCCCGTATTAAAGGCATCTATGAACTTGTCGGGGGAGGAGACGAAGGCGCGGCTTCTGTAATCGAAAACGCGAAGAAACTTTCTGAGTTGGCTCCCTCTAAGATACAACGGATGGGTATCGCCAAACAATTAATTAAACTCCGCGAAGAACAACGGTTCAATATAAAAGAACTAGCTACAAGATTTGGTATTTCAACAAGTACAGTATCAGCGTTCTTCAAGGCGTATGATGAAGCGAAGCCGCAAGAGAAGAAGAGGTTAGCGAAGAATTCTATATATAACATCCAAGAGAATATGGAGAACCTACACGCTCATCTATTAAGAGCGATGGCCAGGTTTGAGTTAGACGGAGAGGTTAACGCTAAGAATATGAGTGAGTACCGACAACTACTACAACTAGCGAATAAACAACTCCAGGAGTTTAATAACGCTAAGAAGTTTGAACGTCTCGCTTTAACTATAGAAGAAATCCTATTAAGATATTGCCCTAAGGAATTTTGGAATGTAATTATCGAGGAGTTTCAGAACTTGGGATTATCCGGGTTCTTAGATTCAAGTGGGGCAAAGTCTATAGAGGAGGTTAAGAGAGTTAAGACTATAGAAGCTAACCCCAAGTAGAAAAAATCAGTCTATCTTGAAAACACGGTGAGTTACTCTCACCCCTCCGAGTACATAAACATTAAGCATTGTAATATATGAGTATCATCGACGAAAGACAGGCCTATAAGCCCTTTGAGTACGAGATAGCGCATCAATTCTGGGAGTTGCAGCAGCAAGACCATTGGTTGCACTTTGAGGTATTAACTATGCCTCAGTCCGTAGACGATTGGAATTATAAACTTACGGAAGAGGAGAAGAAGATTATAGCCGGAGTACTCTTAGGATTTACGCAGACAGAAGTCTATGTCGGGATGTATTGGGGGTCTAAAGTTACGAAATGGTTCCCCAAACCAGAGATTAGAGAAATGGCGTTGTGTTTCTCTAGTACTGAGACTATTCACCAAGTCGCCTATAACTATTTGTCCGACACATTAGGGTTAGAAGAACACGATGCATTCCTCCAAGAACCCACCGCCGCCGCTAAACTAAATAACTTTATCCATCGTAATGAACAATCCCTTTACGATATTGCTCTCTCACTAGCTGTATACAGTGGTCTAGTCGAGGGAGTTTCTTTATACTCTTCTTTCGCAATCCTACTCTCCTTCTCTAAGAGGAATCTTTTAAAAGGGGTAGGGGAGATTATTACATGGTCGGTGCGGGATGAGCGGTTGCATTCCACGGCCGGCTGTTGGTTATACCGACAATTAGTGGAAGAGCATCCCTATCTACTAGAGACGGATTTAGAAGCGAAGATTGTAGAGGCGGCTAAGATAACCCTACAGTTAGAGTTTGACTTTATCGATATGGTCTTCGGACAGTATTCGATGGAGGGTATCAATGCGATGCAAGTCAAAGAGTTTATGAAGCACCGCGTAAACAAACAACTCAAGGATCTAAATATAGGCCCTATCTACAGCATTGACGAGAAGCTACAAAGAGAAGTATCAGATTGGTTTTACCTTATGACGGAGAGTGAGAACCATACAGACTTCTTTGCGGCAAGAGTGACTAACTACACCAAAGGTTCTTTTGACCCTAATAAAGTAGACTGGGACGCCGCTTTCTCTTAATCCCGTAAAGAAACAATCACAACATACATAACCTTAAACCCGACATCTATAGAGGAATATACCATGTTTATCGGCCCGAACTTTCTATCGGAGTCTATCTCAACCTCCCAAAAATCCATACCCAACGTAGCTCAAGATTACGATTTCCTCCCCGACAATCCCGAGTGGTTAACCCCCGACGCGCTATTCACTCTGCAAAACGGGTATCTACATGAGGGGGAAACCACAAAAGAGATGTACATGCGAGTCTCTAAAGCCTCGGCGCATCGTCTCCACAAACCGGAATTAGCCGACGTCTTCTTCTCTCTATTCTGGTTAGGTTGGCTTGGCGGCGCTACTCCTGTCTTAGCCAACATGGGTAATGAACGAGGACTCCCTATCTCTTGTTACTCTCTCGAAGTAGAAGACTCCCTCTCGGGTATATTTGACAGTGTTGGAGAACTCGCACATCTTTCCTCCAAAGGAGGAGGAGTAGGAATCTACGCCGGCAATATTCGAGGTAGAGGCTCCTATATCCAAGGAGGAGGGAGATCCCACGGCGTTGTACCTTGGTGTAAAAACTTCGATAGCGCCACCGCTTCGGTTAGTCAATCCAATGTCCGACGCGGCGCTAGTGCAGTATACCTCCCCTTCTCCCACAGCGACATTCGAGAATTCCTTCGTATCCGTCGACCACAAGGAGATGAAAATCTACGGTGTATGAATATACATCACGCCGTTTGTCTAACCGACGAAGACATGGAACGGATAGTAGCCCGCGAACCCGAAGCGTTTGAGTTGTGGAAAGAAATCCTCCGCACCCGCGTTGAAACCGGCGAACCCTTCCTCTTCTTTACCGACAACGTTAACCGTAACTCCCCTCCCGGTTATATCAAACATGGCTTAACGGTTAAGACTAGTAACATCTGTCTGTTGGGAGAAGAGTTAGTTACCACATCAGAAGGACCTAAAGCAATAAAAGAGCTAGTAGGTAAGACTGTAACCATCTGGGATGGAGAGAAGTGGGTAGAGAATAGCTCCTTTGGGTATAAGGGACACGCAAACCAACTGGTGGAGGTGACGTTCCGAGACGGGAGTAAAACCAGAACTACCTTAAACCACCGTTTTCCAACGGAAGCTTTCGGCTTTGTAGAAGCTAAAGACCTTAAGCACGGTATGACTGTAGAGACTCACACGATTCAATATAGCGGAAACGTTGAGTTAGAAGCAGCGTACCTTAAAGGCTTTTTAACCGCCGACGGGACTAGTCACAATGACAAACCTATTCTATGGTTGTACGACACTAAGTACATGTGTCAGGAAAGAATTCTATCCGCCGTTAACTCTTTGCCAGCCGACTTGTCCTACAACGAGGGTTGTATAACAGAAGCCGGCGTCAGGGCTGCTGGAGACAATCGAGTAAATGTCTTAGGACTAACCGCGCGGAAAAATAATCTTCTGCCTTGGTGTAAAGAGTACAAGAAGGAACTACCTAAAGAATACTTAGACTGGACTCTAAACAGTAAAGCAGAATTTCTAGCTGGAGTCTTTGACGGAGATGGCACCGTGGTAAATAACAGTTACGCTCGTTGTTACCAACTAGCTAGTGTCCATAAAGGCTTTCTAGAGCAAGTGCAGTTACTCCTAAAGAGCATCGGCGTACAAAGTACTTTAAACTGTATGCGGGAAGCGGGTAAAACAAACTTCAACGATGGGTACGGAGACTATCCTACGTTGGCTTGCTATCGCCTTACGGTATCTAACAGCAGTGCGTATAAGTTAGCGGACATCTGTCACTTCTCAAGACTCGTTAAACTAGAACGTCCTACAAAACGAGGTGCGTATAAGACTAAACCTACGCACGGGGTTGTTAAGAGTGTAGAGATTATAGACGTAGAGCCCGTTGCTACCTACTGCACCGAAGTCCCTAGTACTCACAAATTCGCTCTAACCGACGGAAGAATGACAGGCAACTGTACCGAGGTCACTGGATATACAGATGTAGAGCACACCTTTGTGTGTTGTCTATCGAGTATGAATCTAACGAAGTGGTGGGAATGGAAGGATACAAAGGCGGTCTATTACGCCACATGGTTCTTAGAAGGAGTCATGATGGAGTTCATAGCAAAAGCGGAAGATCGTAAGGGATTTGCTAGCGCTGTACGATTCGCTAAGAAGTCTCACATGTTAGGACTAGGCGTGTTGGGTTACCACAGTCTACTCCAGAAAGAGAGACTACCTTTTGAGTCCTACGGGGCAAGATTACTAAACCGCGCGATCTTTAAACACCTCGCTAAAGAAACCCACGAAGCCTCAAAAGACATGGCTAAAGAGTACGGCGAACCTGAATGGTGTAAAGGTACGGGAGTACGCAATACTCATACTACAGCATTAGCCCCAACGGTATCCAACTCTTTGGTATGTGGACACGTATCCGCCGGGATTGAACCTTGGGCAGCGAACTGTTTCGAGAAGAGAGGCGCTAAGGGTGTAGTGTTATTCTACAATCCTATCTGTCGGGACATCCTAGCCTCCTATGGACAAGACACAGCGGAAGTATGGGATAGTATCTGTAAAGAGAAAGGTTCCGTACAGCACTTGGATTTCCTTAGTGAGGAAGATAAAGAGATTCTCTTAACCGCGCGGGAGATTTGTCAAATGGAGATTGTAGAGCAAGCTGCCGAGAGACAAAAATTGATGGATAGCTACTCCCAAGGTCAAGCGCAAAGCGTGAATCTATTCTTCTCTAAAGACGTAGACCCCACTTACTACGCTAAAGTGCATTATCGTGCCTGGTCATTAGGATTAAAAACTTTATACTACTGTCGTAACGAACAATCCTCCAATGTACACTCCTCAGAAAAGCTACTTAAAAAGATGAAACGAGTCGTAAATAACGAGCCAGCGGAATGTACAGCCTGCCACGGTTAAATTTATAGTTATTCGTAATCCAGGACTATACCTCACTTGGTATAGTCCTTACTCATACCCCTAGTATTCTTATGAAGAAACCAATAATAAAGATCTGTAAGTATGAAGAACTGGTTAGCAGGAAGTACAGCGACGACGAAGCTGTTATAATAATTTCCAGTTCTCTAAGTGAAGTCGAGGAAGTAAAGGGTATAGCCGAGCTTATCCTTCTACTTCTTTTTTCTGAAGAAGAAAATTATCTTTTGAGTACCAAAGGGGAAGAGATAGAAGAAGAGGAGGATATAGAAGAGAAGACGAGTATCGGTAGTCAATGCAGTCTAGAAGAGATAGAAGGCGTTGTTGACTTCGCTAACGCCATAGATGACTACCGAATTATCTTTATCTCCGACCCGGGTGACCTCTCCCGCTCTTGGAATATCGCTCTAGGTCTAAACTACCTGTATACACATAACATTCGAGAAGCGTTGTCCTTAACTGTAAGGGAGCGCCCGGAGGTAAGACCCACGAAGATATGGCCCGCTATGTTATTCGATGAATTCTTCAAACTAAACAACCGTCTTGTACAAGAAGTAGATGACTATTTCGTTACGGGTATGGTAATAGACTCTAAAGGAAATGTCATTCACAGTAAATGGTTTGATTTAGACTAGGTTTAGAAAACCCTAAATTGCAAATACCATGATTAAAAGATTCGTTCTGGACACAAACGTATTGCTAAACGATGTGGAAGCGATGTATAGATTTAGGGAACATGAGGTACATATACCCTACATCGTGTTAGAAGAGATAGAGTCAAAGAAGAACGAACCTGGTGTAATTGGAGCTAATAGTAGAGAGTTCAGTAGAGTACTCTTAAAGTTACTGGAGGGTAGTGCAGACAGACCGGCGGACAGCACTGGGGATATAATCATCGGTGAAGATTATGCGCCGCCGTTAGTCGACCCCAAGTTACGAGTATCTAAAGGCGACGACCGGATTTTAAACTACTGTCTTGGTATCATAGACCTCAACCCTATATTGATAACAAAGGATCGTTATCTCCGGATAAAAGCTAAAATATTTGGTGTCCAGACCGAGGACTATCTCTACGATAAAGTTAGAGAGGTATACACCGGGCACATTGAGTTACACACGGAAAGTGGAATAATCAACGAACTCCACCGCAACGGTTTTATAGATGTTGAGGATAAATTACATCCCAACACCTGTGTAACCCTGGTGGATGAGATTAACCCTAACCACACCGCTCTCTGTATTTATCAAACGGGTAGTCTTAAAAAACTTACTAACCCCGACAATAAGGTATACGGGATATACCCGCTAAACGCAGAACAGAAGTTTGCATTAGAGTTATTGTTAAACCCTGAGATCCATCTGGTATCGATTACGGGTTCTACTGGGAGTGGAAAGAGTTTAATCTCTGTCGCCGCGGCATTACAACAGGTAGAGTCCAAAGGGTATCACCAACTCTTAATCACGCGGGCGGAAGTAGCCGTCGGAGAGAAACAAGGCTTTCTACCCGGGGGTATACAAGAGAAGACCGACCCGTGGTTAGAAGGGCTATACGGGTGTATAAACCAACTGTGCAAGCACAAGCCTGGGGATAAAAATGACTTCAAACCCCACGAGATGTTTGTCGGGAGAGGTATCGTTAAGCCAGCCCCTATTCAATATGTACGAGGTGTAACCTGGGATAACAGTATAATTGTTATCGACGAGGCGCAGAACTTACATATCAATGAATTAAAGACTCTTATAACGAGAGCGGGTAAAGGAACTCCTCCCTCGAAAGTAATTCTTTTAGGGGACGTTAAGCAGATAGACCTTAAGATTAAATACTTGGATCAAGAGAACAACGGTCTATCCCAATGTATAGAGCGCTTTAAAGGTTGGAGACGGTACGGACATATAACTTTAACGAAGACCGTGCGCTCCGAGTTGGCGGAAGAAGCTGAGAAACGTCTCCACATTTCCCCATCGATGAACTTACTACCTTAGACCCCTAGAGTCGCTGAAGACTTCAGCAACTGAGTAATGGAGACATAATCATGAACGAATCTTACTATAAACCTTACGTATTTATATACGGGGCTAGATATTATTTAGTAAAGGTAAAGAAAGAGAGCGGTAGATTCTATCTGATCTTGTCCTTCGACAAGGACAAAGGGATGGAACTACCCTACGAAAAGTACAAGAAGACTATGGCGATTATTAAAAGAGCGCCAGAGGATTGTTTACAGTTTATTTAGTTTATCTGCATTAACGATAAACGAGTAAGTAGACACTACATTAGTGAGTAGAGCTTGAACCTGTTCAGGGGATAGTTCTACTGCCGGGTCTACTTGAGTAATTACTTCTTTAATTAGGTCAGAGGCTTCTTCTTCTACTTGTGCCGCTGTATAATCTCGAAGCCACTTAAGCACAAGGTTATCGGTATCGATACGCTCCAGGATATAGGGAGTATATTTTTTGTATGCCAAGCCACTTAGATATACAACCAAAGGCTCCAGGGCGCCCTTCATGAAAAAGAGTCGGGCAGTAAAGGATAATAAGGAAATCAGGAGAGTAACCATAGATATACCGCAGTATATATAAAATAGCCCGTAATCTCACACCATTCACATTAAGACTTTCATCCTAAGATAAATTACGGTACAAGTAGGAAACCACAAAAACTACTTTACTTAATTTAAGGATCTCTTATGCCAAGGTACTTAACGAGTAATTATCCATGACGTGGTTCCCCTTCTGGATAACTTAAACGAGAGTTAATGGCGAACCCCCCGACCTCATACCTACTTCCAGCTTAATTCAAAATTTATCCTTACCTCTCGGCTCAAACGTATCCAAGTAAGCTAATACGAAAATAGTATAGAGAACAGGCGTAGAGATAAAGAAAACTAGAAATAATCCAACACTAAGTTCGACCATGGACTTAACCCAAAATTAGACTCATTCCTAACCTACTATATAATAGGTAGTACAAAGGTCTAACTTAGTGGTTTGATAACATGTCAGTAAATGCACTAGTTCTGTTAAGTACAATATCTCTTACTTTAGGAGTCGCCATGCCGATAAAAACAGAAGCGTTAGTGACGAGGGTAATAGATGGAGACACCATAGTGGTTAACTACGAAAAACAAAACAAAAAAACGAATGAGTTAAAGGTTAGGTTAGCCTGCATAGACGCGGCGGAAATAAAACAACCGAAAGGGCTAGAGGCCAAAAAATATTTAGAACAAAGAGTATTGAAAAAGAAAATAAAATTACATATTTACGACTCAGATATATACGGCAGAGCCATCGCAAAAGTCTATATAGGTGGAAAGTTAGTTAACCTAGACTTAGTACAGGCAGGATACGCCTGGGTATACGAGTCGTATCTAGAACCCTGCAAAAAGGAGAAGGAAGCGTTAAGAAAAGGGCAGGCGGATGCACAAAAGAAAAAGTTAGGGATATGGAGTGCTAGAAAAGCTATAGCACCGTGGATATGGCGACGGAAGCATTAGAACTCTTGGGGTTGGAAACGACCCCATTGGTCTTTATTGTGGGAAGTTGAAGCATCCGCAGAAGACATCGAGGTTTCCATAACTCCCATCTCCCACATAATAGGAGCAAAACCTCCCTGAGCCTTTTGGTAAAGCGCCGCCGCTTCATCATCCACTCTATTTATACGAATACTCGTCTGTTCAACTCCGCTCTCATCCTTATCTGTAATAACATCCGCGGTTCTCTTATACTCGGTTTGGACATAAGGAATATTGTTCGGGTCAGCCGAAGGATAGTTAGAAGCATTACCCGCATCAGACGGCGGCGGCACCGTTAATTTACCCTTAGGTCCTTTAGACTCCTCCACCCGCTTTTGGATATTCTTCTTAACCTTATCCACAAACTGTTGCGCGTTTAGAATAACCTTTACATACTCCGCGGGTAACTTCGCCTCCGTCACAATAATACGGATACGTCTCTCAATCTCAGTTTTGACCTTCTCAGCCTCTCTCTGTATATCTATACCCTCATAGTCCTTAGGCTTGACTTCATACCCACTCTTCTCCTTACTACCCCATAAAACATCAGTTAATACACCTACTAGTTCATTAACAATAGGAGATCTAGAACGAGAAGTAGTACCGCTCTGCCATAAAGGAGGTTTAGTATATGTAGGAGATTTTTCCTTCCGTTCTTTTACGGGGTTACCTTCTCCCCATAGAGGAGTGCGGTTATTAACGTTACGCGGGGTATTGGTATCCCGGTCCCTCCATAAAGGCTCAACAGGTTTATTGACATTATTAGGTTTCTCCTTAGAGGAGGAGCCAGGCGTATGAATACCCCATTGAGTCGTTGAAGGATTATCTCTATCCGTTTCGAGAATAGAGAAATCTTCAACGCGGGGTTTAGGTCCATCAGAAGGCTCAATAGCATTAGGTACACCCCTAACTGGATCATCCGGCCCTGTATGAATCCAACCATCAGGAGTTTGACCCGTGTACCCCCCTGGGGACTTCCAATCTGCAGGAGCTTTACCGGTATACCCCCCAGGGGACTTCCACCCCTCAGGAGGTTTACCTGTATATCCTCCGGGGGATTTCCAATCTGCAGGAGGCTTACCTGTATATCCTCCGGGGGATTTCCAATCCGCGGGGGGTTTACCTGTGTACCCCCCAGGCGATTTCCAATCCGCGGGGGGTTTACCTGTCCATCCACCCTCTTTATTGGGAGGTCTACTCCCTGCTTGTCCCCATACGGGTCCACTCTTCTGTTCGGGACGACTACCTGCTTGTCCCCATACGGGTCCTTGAGGTGGACCACTTCCTATTTCAGGTCTATGTCCAGGTTGACCCCATACCGGTGTCTTAATTTTGTATCTAGGGTCTAGTTGTACCGGTAGTTTAGTGTTGTATACAGAGTTAGGATCAGGTATAGCGGTAGAGTCTGTATAGATATCTTGAGGATCCCACTGCGCTACGATACGAGGTTTAGGGGTGGACATGACCGCAGACAACTCTTGAGAGTTAGGCACCATTTGTACCGGCATATCCGATACCCCTGCAGAGGCCATAAGATATTCACCCCTCTCTTCGGCTTTTAATTTACTCTTTTGATTACGTTTAGGTTTCTCTTGTAAGATCTGTACTTCAAGTTTAGTAATCTTATTCTTCTTAATGAACTCATCTACAAGTTTAGTATGAGCTTTCTCTATAACACCTATACAACCAGCGGTACCGGCACCTCTACCTTCATCAGTATGTATACCTAAAGCAGACCGTTGAGTATTACCTTTAAAGAGGATAGGGATAAATATACCCATCACAACGGGGTCAGTGGACATAAAGGATTGCCCAACAATATAATTACCGTCGGGTAAAGGAGCAAGTTTACCGGCGACATGACGTTGCTTTGTGGTATCTGTTTGAGTACCTACCACTCCACTAACTGCCGGTACAGATCCCACGAGTTTATCTCCTTCCCACATCTCCAAGGCTAAAGGATAAAAACCCGCGTATTTACCTTCACGAATTTGGTCCCCAGTACGCACTAATCGTAGGAAGCCCGTTTGGTTTTTAGGAGGTACTTTATTCTGAAAAGCTTTAGGTCTGACTAAACCTTCCCCTATCTCTCGGAACAGTATCTCGCCCTGCATTAAGAGATTTTCATAACTACTCCGGTTTAAAAGTGCATCGAAGTCTACAGGACTAACCCGACGGTGCTTCCTCTTCGTACTCTCATCTCTTTGTCTTTTTTGTTGTCTATCGCGTGCATAAGCATCTCTGCCCTGTGTATAGATAAGATTCTCAAGTTTATTGGAGGCGAGGAGAGTTTCGCCGTTGTAGACCGCTTCAGGAATTTCAGTAGTCGAAGTGACCTTACGTACGACATTGTCTTTCCTAGATTTATTTCGGTCAAAAGTTCGTTTAGCTTTACCCAATTCTCTCTCAACTTCTTGAGGCGAAAATTCAGCACCTAAAGCAGGTGGAGGAAAGAATATATCTAACCCAGGAATATTTTCCGCAATCCGTCTTAAGACGCCGCGGTCGGAAGACTCTCGTACTCGAGGTTCTTGACCTTTAAAGAGTTTATGAACAACGTCGTAGTCGTACTCCCGGAACAATCTAAATACCGCGAATGTAAATTTACGCTCATCCTCAGTTAAACCATAATTCTCGGGCTTACCCCCAACTGTCTTAGACGCATGAGTACCCATAGCGGAAGCGGACACTTCGTCTAAGAAACGTTCAAACACATACCGACTCGATTCCGCCGAGAAGTCCATCAATGCTTTAGTCTTAAGGTGATCCTTAACGCGGATGTCCGCCAACATCTCTATAAATTTAGTGGCTTCCGGTATACTCTCCTTACCGTACATACCTTGAACAGAACTAAGCGTGGACAAGATAGCACTACTCACCGCGTTCTGTCTCTCTGGATCAGTGAGAACATCCATCAAAGTCTTGACGTTATATTCTTTTGCTACTGCTTCAGCGTATTTACGAGGGTCTTGGATTTTAGTGAGTTTCTTACTACGTTGGTAGTTCTGGGCGTGTGTATACTCATGCACCACCGTATTGATGGTCTCCGGGATGTCAGCAGTATGGTTCACTCTCGGATTGATAACAATTTCGTTGTAGTAAGAACTGTAAGTCCCTGCACTATTAATTAGCTCATATTTAAGCTCTAGACCCGGAGTGTTATAAAGTTTGTTAAGTCTCTTCTCCAACTTGTCCAAAGACTTACTGCTTACACCCTCTCGAGAGAATACAAGCTCTTCTAAAGCAGCCCCCGTCACCTGTCGTAAGAAGGGAATAGGAACCTGTTTTTGTTTTTTCGTTTTAGGGGTTCTAGCATCCGCTATAAGAATCGGCATCCCCATATCGGATACACCGGCAGACGCTACGAGTACTCCTCCATCAGTTTGAGCGCGGGCTAACGCTTTCGGTTCAGGACTGGGCGCATTAACGTACTTGTTATCTCTTTTTTCTTCTGGAAGTGTAGACTGTTTTGAAGAGGTATTTTTCTCTAGGTCTACAATAATAACAGGAACCTTATTATCCTTTATAAATTTGTAGACCTTATCCCGATTGGCTCTCTCCACAATGCCAATACAACCTTCGGTGCCAGGTTTACCGTCATCCCAATGAATACCCAACGCACTTCTACTAGTAGGGAAATTAGGAGTGATCGGTAAAAATAATCCACCTACATCCTTTTCATTACTACGGAAAGGAGTTCTAGCTAGGGTGTAGGAGCCATCGGGAAGAGGACGATGACTCCCAGCGACATCACGATTTCCTCTCTGATGCTCTGGACGCCCACTAACTGCGTCTACAGCACCTACCAACTTACCATTCTTCCACATCTGAAGAGAGTAAATAGGAGACCCATGTTGCGTCTTTCTATTGGTGGGTACTAAAGTCACCAAACTTGGGAACAACTTCGTGTCTAAGTCCAACCTCTGGTCGTATCGTCTTGTCTGCGTTTGAGATGTCTGTCGTGAATTTGTTCTCTGCTGCTGCTTAGGTTGTTGAGGTTTAGATCGTTGTTGCTTCTGTTTCTTAGATTGAGGGGTACTTAAAACGCGGTAAGACATATTTCTTATCTCACCCTGTTCGATAGGAGCTATCTTCTCAAAAGCCCCTGCAGATAAGTCAAACATTCTACGCGGAGTAAGCGGACCGTTATCGTTAACCCGTACGACAACACTCTTTCCGTTATCGTCATTACGGATTTCTATCATCGTTCCGTAGGGGAACATCGGACGACCGTTTACCAATTTAGCCGCAACAGTCATAGCGGTGGGATCCATCTTCTCACCTGTGGCTGTGCCTTTACCAGCGAAGCCGTCTCCTCTACCGTAGTAGCTTGCTCTCTTATCAGTCTTTATCCAAGCAGGGCCGGAAGACTTCTGCTGTTTAGGTTGACTTTGAGGCGGTGTACTCTTACCCGGGGGTGAAGGAATTGGGGTTACTGGAATGTTAGGAGCAAAAGCTTCTTTAGGTCTACTCTGTTGAGACGCTGGAGCGGCATCTTGGAATCTATAGGTTCCAGGTTGCATACCAGCACCATGGAAAAATTCGTATACCGCTTCCCCTTTTGCGTTATATCCAATAATTTGTTGTCCCGAACGACCTTGTTTACCTACAGTGAAATATCCTCCGGGAATAACCGGAATAATGTAGTTAACGTTGGCACCCCCATCTGTACTGGATGTTTTAGCCTTACCGGTATACCTAGCTTTACCTTTAATAGGGACATAAAAGTCCATCGCAAAACGAGAACTATGTCCCCTATGTGCAACCTGCGCCGCGCGTATTTTCCTTAATTTCTCTTTAAAACTATCGGTAGAGCGGTAGACCACACCTCCTACAGCCCTATTAGAAAATTCTATTCTTCTCCCTTCCGCTTCATAACCTCGGGCAACCGCGTCCATTAACGCGACTCTCTGTTCATCAGACACCCCACCATAAATCTTAAAGTCAATATGATAAGGGTCACCTCCGCCCCCGTGTATAGTCTTCATTGGAGTTTTATACGCGGAGCCATTACTTACTAAACCACCAACTGCTCCTCTAGAAGTACTGACCGAAGTCTGTTCCGCCATACGCTGAGATTGAGAACCACCTTTAGCAGTGTTCTTAGGAGCAGGGGGCGGAGTTTGAGGTTGTTTAACCTCTACGTTGGGCTTACCTCCTAGAAGAACAAAACCCACGTAAGGTCTAGAGTCGGTGTGAGCACCATTAATAATAGTCTCGAAGTGAAGGTGCGGTCCGGTAGAACCACCCGTAGATCCAACTTGACCTATAGCAGAGCCTGCCTTCAAGGTAGACCCTACTTTTAAGAAAGCTTGGCCTCGCATATGCATGACTCTAAACTTCATGCCATTACCCGCATCTAATTCAGCCCAATACCCAGCGCCGCCCTCTTGATACCCTACTTTAGTGACAACCGTATCTTTCGTGAAGGAGATAAACATCCCATCGACGCCTTTCCCGCCAACTGAAGCAACATCTACCCCGCGGTGCATCTTCCGCTTACCGGATATAGGATGAACCCGCATCCCATACCCCGAATTAATATCTGAAGCTTTAACCTGGGTAGCTCCTTTTACTTGTACTCCGTCGGGAGAAGCTTCACTCCACATACCCCCTTTATCAAACACAAAATTCCCGCCACTCTCGGCATACCGCTGTCGAGTCGCGATTAAAGCCTCGATAGACTTCTCATAGGAGGTACTATGTCTATTTCCTCCAACACTGTCGTAAGCGCCCCGTCCGGATTTACCGTATTCAATCGAGGCCCACTCTAAAGCTAAAGCTTTCTGTGCCGCAACGATATCATCACTCTGTCCCGTTATATACTTCCAGATAGCGGGGCGTTTCCATTGGAGTAAAGATACCGCCAACCGCATTTGAGTGTCTTCATTAAACGGAGTATTCGGGTCTATACCCGTATTCTTAACCGCCCCGGCTAAAGTAGACGGAATAAATTGATACCGCCCTACCGCGAATACTTTTCCTTTACTCTGCGCCTCCATTATCTCCGCTAAAGTGGTCTCTTGTACCCTCTTACCGAAGACAGACTCCCAACTACTATTCATAGAGTCTCCGGCTTTGCCTCGGTTAAAGGAACCCCAGTCTCCCTCTCCCGCCGAAATCATATTCAAGATGTCTGCAAACGTACCCCGGACATCCCCTTGGATAAGACCCATGAAGTCATTACCTGCTCGGAAAGCCGCTTGCATTCCGCCCGCAATCCGATCCGCTACCCCCTTAAAGAGTTTGGTCTTCGCTTCGTAAATAAATCTACTTGCTCCTGTTACCGCTTTCCACGCTAATCCGAAGAAGTCGAGAATACTCCGCCACGGCCCTTTCTCTCCTTTCAGTTTGTCCTCATATAACTTATACTCCTCCGCAAATGTAGACTTCTGCTTCTTCGCGTCTTGAGCCGCTTTATTTACCTTCTCTTTATCCTTACTACTCTTCTCCTCCTTCTCCAACTTGTTGACCTTACTAGGAAGTTTTACCTTAGTCTCTTTCTGTAATGAGGTCTCTTTAGACAACACCCCAGATAATAATTGCAGCGCGGGGTCGTTCGCCGGAGTATAAATAGTCTTATCCCCCAGCGCACCAGAAGTAACTCCGCTTCCTACTCCACTAACTCCTCCACCCACCGAACTAAGAGTTCTACCGCGTTGGGTCTGTACCCGTAGTCCAGACTGTTCTACAACCTTACGAGAAGTAAACGAGTTTCTCTTTTCAGCTTCAGTACTACGAAGGACAGCCAGAGAACCTACATACATCGCGGTGCCCACACCGAAACCCATCGAGAGCATTTGCTTCTGCTCTTCCCAGTCTTTCTGTTCCTCCGCCGTCCGTTTCCTCTTTAACCACCACTTCTCATACGCCTTACCCCCAACATCCAAGGCTTGATTAGTAAGACTATAGATTCCATAAGCCATCAAAGCCACACTACCTAAAGTCCCTAAGGTAGCTATAGCCGCGGCGCTTGAAGCGGCCATAGCGCCTAACCCCGCCATGGCAGCCCCAAAGGCTAAGCCTCCGAGAATACTCATACCAAAGTTCGTCGCTGTTTCTCCTGCGGACTTCCCACTTAATATATCGTCCGCTAACTGTAAACCGGTACCGAGAAGAGCCATAGCGCCGCCTTTACCTTTAAGGCCAAACTTCCCGGTGTCAGTCTTACCTACTCCAAACGTCCCTTCGACAATACCGCGCATACTAAACTCAGCGCGTAGTCCTTGCCCAAATCGTCCGAAGAATCCAGCTTGGCCTCCAACACCTACATTCCCAAACCGCGTATCCAGCTTGGAACCCCAAGTCTCTAACTTACCGCTACCTTCCCATACTCCTCTCCCTAAATTACTAGCAACCGTCTTTACTCCACTAACAGCTTTATCCGCCGCGCCTTTAGTCTTATCGATAATGGTGTCTAAGATAAGACCCTGGATATCTATACCCTGCGCGGTACCTCTACGAACGTTACTCCACCGCTCTCTACGCCCCGCTGCTTTAGATTGTTTTTGTACCCGTACAAATCCCCCCGGAGCTTTCTTTCTTTGTGGGGGTTTAAAGCCCATTTCTACTTGTACGTCGAAGCCCGCGGCTTTCATCATGCGGTTATATGCAGCTTCAAAACCTTTATCCGGAGCTTCATGTGTATGAAGTCCTTTACCCACACTATTAACAGGGAACTCTTCATAAACCTCAGCCGCCGCGTTATACGCGCTAAGTTCATCTATAAAGCCGCCTGTAAGTTTACGGAACAGCCGGTCATCTTCAATACTTAATTGCCCAGTCTCGGCTCTCTCCGCTAATTTATTTATTTGGGAGACTACATCCTGATTAGGTCTAGTGTAATTAGTTCCCTCTACCGTTTGTACGCCTAGAACCCCAACCGCATAGTGGTGGGAAGAAGATAGAGCGCCTCTATATACGTATTGCCGGCGCTGTTTACTCTCTAGACTTACTTCAATAAAATCACTACGCAACTTATTTGTAAGAAGCGTCTCTTTTAGAAAACTTACATACTCTTTAGCGCTATCAAAGAAATCTGTTTTAGAGGTATACCTAGTGTTATACGCGTGAGCCTGTTCATGCACAAGCGTGTCTAGAATATCCAACGAAGTATCACCACGCGCGAGATTAACACTAACTACATGTCTTCGTGGGTCATAGTACCCTTTATATGTAGATTTAGGGTCGCGTACAATCTCTAAAGTTGGAGCCTTCTCATGGGGGAACATCCGCTCAATCTGTTCGTTTGCGAATCTTATCTCCTCCTCCTGCATAAAGGAATCTCCGCGGAAAACCATATCTGGCCTTTCCTCAAAATAGAACGAGGGTCCATTCCATAACCTATCCCACAACCCAACTTTTTGTTTTCTAACCCCGGCATTGCTTAAATCTACTCTTTGAGTGGCGGCCTCCCCTTTCAAGTTTTGAATATCGTTAGATTTTTGTAACGCGTTTAGCCTCTCATTGATATAATCCGCTTGAGCTAACTCTCTCGCAACTTTAGCTTCAACTTCTCCTGTGTTAGGCACTAAATCTGTATTTAAGGTCTCGTTGGCGCTCTGTCTTAATTTAGCCTCACGTTCTCTCAGAGAATCAAAACCATCTTCCCAAAGAAGGTCGTCATCTACAGACTCAATAAATATTCTGGCGCTGCGGGATGCATCAGCCCCCGCGCGTAAGTCTTGGAGCATCCCAGCTTTACCCGCATAGACTAAATTGTGGTCTATAGGGCGTAAAGATTCAGAGGGAGGTTTAGAAGTCTCTGCATCCGGCTTAGATTGCGGCGTTGGTTTAGTTGGGGGTAAGGGCGGAGGTGTTGGTGTTGGTTTAGTTGGAGGTAGAGGTGGAGGTGTTGGTTTAGATGATTCCACCGTGGGTTTAGATACGGGTCCGGGACTCTCGGCTGTCGGTGTAGTCGGAGTTGGGGACTTACCGGAGCGTAAGTCTTCAAGTTCTTTATGTTTTGCCGCAAGCTCCGCTTCCTTACGCGCAATCTCCTCTTCCCGATCTTTAAATTTATCGTGAGAACTCTTCTGCTTCTCTCTATATTTCGCCTCAATCATCTCCTCTTCAGATAATGCCGGAGTAGGAGGAGTAGGAGGAGTAGGAGGAGTAAGAGGAGTCGGAGGTTTAGATTCTAATTCTGCTCGTTTGCGAGCGGCTTCGGCTTCAACGGCTTCTCTCTGTTGTTGCGTCTCATTTTGAAGCTGTCTCTTCTTAGCTTTAGCTTCATCTTCTATTTGTTTTAGCTCTGGAGGAATAATCTGCTCCTTCGCCGCTATAACCGCCGCGCGTTCAGCTACTATACCTAAACGCTCGTTCTTGCTTAAAGTTCGCCCCGTCCTCTTGTCTTTAGACAACCTTAAAGTTAAGTCTTGCTCTATAAGAGTAAGTTGCTCGTAACTATATTGCCCACTTGTATACTTATCTATTTGGTCCGAACGGTATTGTAATACCGCCGGCGCAAATGACGGTTTAGACGACGTAGTCTGAGGTTTAGGGGTAGGCTTCGGAGTAGGTTTAGGAGTAGGTTTAGGAGTAGGGGCAGGGGTAGGTTTAGGGGTAGGTTTAGGGGTAGGTTTAGGGGGTTCCCCCAAAATCGTTTTAGCGGTTTCTACTCGTTCTTCCGCCGCTTCCTCGTTTAACTTTTGGGTATTCTCTGCAGAAGTCTCCGGGGGTTGTGGTTTAGGTGTGGGTTTAGGTGTAGGTTTAGCTGGCTCTACCGGTTCCGCTGTTTCAACCGGGGTCTTCGTTTCTTCAGGAGATTGAGGTGTAGCGCCCATCTCTTCCTTAATATTTGTCTTAGCTTTCTCCTGAGTTTGCTTTAGGTCTCTCTCTAACTTCCTATTCCAGAGCGACCGCCCTAACTTATACGCACCGTAAAGTCCACCCGCCAGAAGAGCGTGTCCCCCAATGGTGGCGTATAACTCATCATGATTCTTCTCTTTATTAAATAAGTAAGCTTCCTGCGAGATAACAGAACCTAAATAGTTACCGATATACCCGCCGATAATACCGCCGACTATCGCTCCCGGAAATCCTCCAAGTAATCCTCCAATGACCGCCCCCACACCCGCGCCCACAAGCGCACCGGTTAAACCACCTTTACTAGCGGAGTCAGCGTATTTGACGTACTCCGCCTGCGAAGTGATATTAGCGCGCTGTAATCGCTGCCAATATCTCTGTCCTTGACCAAACCCACCAGATACTTCAGACGCAAAGGAACCAATTATGTTTAGCGCGGTACCTATACGGGGTACCACACTTAACCCTGTAAATATCCCCGTGACGTTACGTTTGTTGATGTCTACAATTTCTTGGCGGGGACTGGTTTTGTAATGTCGAAGGTTTTCCGCGGCTTGAGAATTACTGTGCAGAGTAAATGGAGCGGCTACAACCGCAATCGCGGCGTCAAAAGCTCTACTCGTTACAATTCTGAATATCTGTCCGCTTAAGGAACGCCCCGCTACTTCTTTAGTAGCTTCCCTACTCGCCGCTCGGTACAGTTCCTTCTGGAACATTCTATTCCGTGCTGCCTTTGAAAAAGCTTGTCTACCCCCACCGCGCGCCATTCTCTCTGCGGTAAGTCTCGCGGCTTCTCTATACACCCGCGCCTGAGTACTTCGTACCGAGGATTTTACGCCCTCTTCGACTAAATCGTCTCCAGCGCTAGCTACACCTCTATAAAGAGAAGAGTACCGAGTACCTTTTAAACGGGAGGGACTAACTCTTGAAGCGTAAAGCCTGGGTAGTCTTGATGTTTTTGCCGACGCCGGACTAAACCTTAAAGAATCTCCCTTTAAGAAAGGAGACCGCATAAATAAGTCTCTGGTCTTATTCACTTCGTTAAGATATCTCCAACCAGAGACCGCCCCGGTAGTTACACCGTAACCTATACCCGCGACAGCTAACCCGAAGACTCCAAACTCCACAACGTCTCTAGTTGTAACTTGGGACTCATCCGCCGTTCCTTCATCCGCATAGGCTGAGGGGGGCATCAGCATATCCCCTATACCCGGTAAAGCAGATATAGTTTTACCTATTAAAGACCGACGTCGGGTACCCCGCTCGGAATACATTCTATCCCCCAACCAATTCCCTACGAATTCCCCAACACTATTTTGGAGAATCATCGTTGTGGAGATCTGTTTAGCCCAACTAAGGTTTATCTTACCTCGGGTGACTCCACTGAGAATCAGACTACCTAGGTTTACAGATGCACCTATAGCGGCGCCCGCTACATCTCTACTCGCGGCTCTATATTCTTGAATATCACTATAGCCGCCCAGACTATTAAGTCTCCACATAGAAAAAGACATTAGAGCGGTGTCTACCCCTGTGGACATCAATGCATTTATAGTTCCTCTACCTAAACTCCTAAGAGGTCTAAAAGCAGAACTGTCATACGCTTTCTTAGCCGCCATTGGTAGCGACTCGGATAAGAAGGTTGTAAGTCCATTCCTAAAAGGTTGACTCCCGAATAAGAATTCGTGTACCCCTCCCCATATTTTATGGAATAGAGATTGTTGTGGCCGAGGGGGTAACGGTGTAGTCGGGGAGGTTGGTGGAATATTAGGCGCAGAACCTCTTCTAAATGTAAAGTTCGCAAGAGAACTTACAAGACCGCCGATTCCTTTACTAATACCCTTCAGTATTGGTAAGCCCACAGTCCGGAGTCCAAAAGGATCGAATAAGTCTTCCACTTCACGGAAGATAATATTGTTCTGCCGAACCGGAACATAATTCGGATTAAGGATATTCCGAGCGTCTTGTACAATTCCCCTAAAGGAGAATTTAAAACCATACCGTATAGCGTCGGTGGCTCCATAAGCTCCTCCACCGATAAACTGCCACTTTCTTCTTTCGTCTCTATACTCTTCAGTGGTTTGGTCTTCGTCTTTATGTAGGAAATTATATAAGAATCCTGTTAAGAAATACCCTTTCAGAAAACCCGTACCCGCACCCAACGCCATACGAGAGGACGCTCTACCAATACGAACACGCTCCGGGGCTAAGTCTTTAAATGTGCGCCCAGCCTCTCTGGCCTTAGCAGCCTCTCGGGCATAGTTCATCATTCTTCTTTCATACCCGCGGCGAATACCGCCCTTGATGCCCATATACGTCACCGATGTAGCACCCGAAACCCCCAAGGATAATTTTGTATAATCCTCGTCGGACATACCGGTGGCGGACGTAACTAAAGACCTCCCGTACTGCATTAAGCCAAAGGTAGCCCCTCCGACTAATGCTCCTTTGCCTAAATATTCAAATACAAAAGGAAGAGCAGATCTGCCTATCCCTTTATATTTCAGCATGTCATTTAACTGAGCATTATTTATATTGACCAACTCTTCCGCAGTCAATCCACTAAGTTCCTCAAACTTCTTAATGTTTTGGTTAGCGAAATAAGTGTCTACTACATCTAACCCAGACTTAATCTGTCTGGTTAACGGACCCATAAACGAATTGGCAAAACTAGCCGCCCCAGACATTCCCCAAATAAAGGGGTCAATCTGTCGATACTTACGTCTCTCCCTATCCGATAGAGAGTTACTAAATATAGCGGTGAGAACCCCGTAAGTAATCAGTCCGGTTAGGGCTCCCCGGGATACTCTATTATTCCCAATGCCCGACAGCACTCCTTTAAAGGCATCTCCAATTCTTTCGCCGGTGGATACAATAGCCCCACCCATTCGCATAATGCCAGAGGTGTCTATAGATGCCCCTTTAAAGGGGGCAGTAATATTACCGTATATAGTGGACGCTGTGTCTCTAAGAACATTAGGAGTCTCTCGAATAGCGTAAGCCGTGTTATCCGCCACCTTCGCTAGAGTATAGGATGTAGAACCTACACTCTCCTGCGGTATTTTATTAGTTACATACGAACCAACCACCGCCGTCCCTATAGAGCCAAACGGAGTTTCGTTTATACGTTGTCGGTAGGGTCTACCATGCAACATATCTCCTAATTGATTCCGTCTCAATGCGGCTAAGGTTAACAGTTGAGACATATACGGCTTAGGTCCAAAAGGAGCTAAGACCCGGAATGCATATCCTTTTGTATCGAAATAACGCTGGTAGGTTGTGTATTCGCCAAAGCCATTAATCCTCCCCTGTAGGAATGGATTAACTAGTTCATCGTCGAGGCCCGCTTGTGTAGAAGCTGCGCGGGCATAACGTTCTCTATTCTTCTCGGCGATATAATCGCTGATGTCTCTCTCATTCGTCTCCCAAGGTACGGGACCTTGGAAGGTTATCAACCCTTTACTATACTTCGTGTCTCTATTCCACCAAGCTTCGCTGGTCTCAGGAAGTACAGCGTTCGTTATATAGGCAAGAGGAGTCCCCTCAAACTTACGGTACAAAGAGGTAATAGTAGGGTCTAGCGCTCTAGCAGGTAATCCTAAGACTTGCAACGTCTCATTCAACACCGGGACTCCGACTAAAGTATTAATAATCGGAGCCAGGACACGGTTGGCGAGAGGTTTAAATATATGTCGGTCTAAATGCCGAACGCCCTTAGTAATACTATCTGTGATTCTTCCTTCATTAAACTTCTGGTCAAGGAAATAACCACCGAGGATAGCCCCCGTTGCTACCCAACCAGCAGGGGTAAACATACTCTTCGCGGCGAAGGAGAGTAATGTCATACCTATACCGGTCTCAATTATCATATTCGCCGCGGCTTCCGACGCCCTCATTCTCTCCATCGGAGATTTCTCCGACGCGGCCTGAGTAACCATACTGTAGACTGGGTAGAACGTAGCGACCTCCATCGCTTTACCCAGGAGTCCAAAGGCTCCGGTAGCGGCTTCTCGAAGACTACCGAGATACCCTACTCTAGCGACTCTATCTGTAGTACTCATACTAAATAGAGAAGCATTCCGATTATTTAAAAGCCGCCGTGCAATTTCCCGTTGTTCCCTCGGGGATATTTTCTTACGGGGAAGACGTTGAGGTACATGAGACGCCCCCTCGTCTTGTATCGCGGAATTTAGGATAGCATCCTGTATATCCAGAATCCGCTCTGCAATATTCTGAATAATGTTGTACTTATTCTGCGGCGTAACATGCGTGGAGTTTATCTCGTCAGTAATAAGAGAGCTAAGTTTCCCAAACTTATCCTCAATAAGATCGTCCACTGCTGCATCTATACCTGTAGCAGACGAACTGTCAATAAAGAATTCTAGGAGGCGTTTCGTAGAACCGTCGTTAACGTCGATAGAAGCATCCAGGAGTATATCTCGTAGCTCCCGCTTAATCCTACCGGTGAGGTCTTCAACCTCTTTTCCAATATCGACTCCCGGTTTTTTCTTACTCTCGACGAGAGTATCTATCTGTTTTACAAACTCACTCTCTCTATCAGGGAGGTCCTCGACATAAGAGGACAACCTACTGTTTAAATCTACAAACTGATCTTGTATCTTACGAGCGTTTTGAGTACTAACCGTTAAAGTTTCGCTACCTAACCGCAATCTACGCGCACCTTTAGTTTGGCGTTGCCGACCCTGAACTTGGAAGTTATCCCCAGAACTTACAATAGTAAAGTTAGAGTTTTGTATACTCGCAATCCGTTCAGCGACTTTCTCCTCCATACCTCGAATCGTTCCACCTTCCCCAAAAGCGGCAAACGCGGACACCGTTGTCATCAATGAGAATGTCGTCGCGGCGGTAACCGCAGTAAATGTCAAAGCGGTGGTCAAGGTCATAATTACCGTAGACCCTACAAAAGGCACCGTCTTCTGTTCTACTTCCCCCTTAGAGTTTGTCGAACTATACTCCCTCAGTTTGGGGAAGTAAGCCATCTTTAAGGGCTCAATGAAATAACTGAAGATATTTCCCCGTTGGGCTTGTTTACGAGATTCCATAAGACCTGCGAAGTCCATCGTAGGTTTCTCAAAACTCCCTGTGGTTAAGAACCTTCCCCCCACATTAAAGGTGTTAAGAAATAAATCCAGTACTCCAGGTTGTTGAGATTCCGCGCCGGGTACATATTGAAATATTCCATCCAGGTCGTACTTAGTCCAATCCACACTCTTCAGACCTTCGACGAGAACATCCCCCACCTTAAGGTTTTCGATACGCCCCGAGCGCGCCATCTCTAAGAAGTAGTCTATAAACAGTTCAGAACCCCGCTGTCTAGCGGCATGTTGGGCGTAGAATTCTCTAACCTCTGCCGCCATGGCTAATTCTCTACTAGAGCCACCTAAAGCTTGGACTTCGCTAGCGGTAGTTTTACCGTATAAACGAGATGGAGTTTTCTTAGGAGTAGCTCCTCGAATCTTTGCCACCGCTTTATCGGAGTATTCTCCTTTAGTAGAGAGGATAGCAGAAAGGACTTTAGCGTCATCAGCGGAGATGGACTCCATGTTCATGTATACCTTGGACTGGGATATATCCGCCCCCGGAGATTGAGCCTGTAGATACGCACGCCAGGTCTCAGTTCCTTCCGACATACCCCAAGCACCGAAGATATTCGCAAAAGGATTAGGGTTGTCTTTATACATCCCCGTCATCTTCCGAATATCGCCGAACAACCCCAAGGTAAATAAATTAAGAAGATTAGGGATAAAGTTCTCTTTATTCGCGGGTGCGAATGGACTAGAGTACCCTAGAGCTCTTCTAGCCGCACTCATTCGTTTGAAGTCTGAAGAACTTTCAGTACCACTAAAGACTTTAAGAGGTCCCTCAAAGAATCCTCTTACGAATCTATTCCCTTCTCCTTCTGCTCTACTGTCGGAGAACATGGTGTTATAAACGAGTCCGGCTAGACCAACTAGAGCCCCAGCTCTCACTATAGACATCCCTGCCAAACGCATTCTTATAGCGTTAGAGCGGACTAGTTTAGGTTCCGCATATCTCAAAACATCGTCTACCTGTTGGAATAACTCCTTACCTTTCCCGGGTAGTATTTTACCGGCTTCAACTTCATTAAAAGTCCCGCGGGCATATCTATTTACCAACTCAGGCCATTTCTCCGCATCTAAGTCTCTGAGTACTGAGTCTCCATGTGCCGCCTTCGCCAGTAGATTTAGAGCTTCATCCTGATAAGTAGCGTACATTTGACGCTGTGTCCCTCTTAAACTAAAGGGACTTATTCCGTATGAAGGGGGTGTATCTACAAAAGATTTAGCGGAATCAAAGACCCGGCCTGAGTAAAGAGCAGTAGAGATAACGGTAGTCAAACCTACCGCCGCACCGATTCTATACTCATTCGCTTGACGTAAAGCCTCGTAGGGATTCGCCGTAGAGCCGACATTACTCAACCCCGCCGCTTCGTAATAAGAACCTAAAGAACTGTATTCTGAACCTTTACCGACAGCCCCAAACCCTATAGCCGCTGCGAGTAGTAGTGGAGTCATTTTGCGGAAACTAGGTCCTAAGAACCGAGCGTCCTTAACGTCGTAGAATCGAGTTGATGTCCCAATAGAGCGCATCAATAGATTCGGCATAACAGTTTGAGGAACTTGAGACCACCGCGCTAGTTTCTCGTACTGCTCAACTCCTAATTGGAGGTAACCTAGTGCGCTTCTTGCGCCTTCTAGTTCCTTCTTAACCGAAGGAATACTACTTAAATGTGCCCAAGCACCACTTTGCTGTACACCCTGCCATATATTCCCGGCTACTCCGGCTGCTCCAACAAAGACTAGAGAACGAGTGAAGTACGAGTCTTTATCAAAGACCGGGGTAAAACTATCAAATAGATTACCTTGTAGATATGACTCTCTAGACTCGCGGGCTAACTCCTTAGTATCTCTAGTATCCTCTATACCCCCGGGATAGAGTCTCTGATACCGTTTCTCCGCCACCTGTTCCGCTCGAGTAGTTACAGAATTAATTCGTAAAGATAGAGGATAACTAGGAATAGAACCCATCCCTAAAATAGGTAGGAACTGGAAGCCGGCGCTGAAAGCGTATTTATTCCCCTGAGGGTCTGTTTTACTCACCAGGGTTATTTGAAAGATTGGGTTAGGTTGTTGATGGGCCCAGGTATACCCAACACGTTCTTTACCTTTATCCGCCTGTAACGCCCGGTCCGCCAACAGCCCTAACAGCGCAATATTAGCTAAACCACTCTTAGGTATATAACGAGTATTGAGAATATCTTGGTCTTCAACGTCTTCCCCCGTACGCTCTTTAGCTAATTTTTTATATTTATCCACAGTGCGGCGGATAGAAGAGGACATAGTGGTGGAGAATACAATATCCTCATCGGTCTTCAATCCTCCGTCATCCCCGTAGTCTTTCTTGAACACATTAGCAAGAGCCGCGGCGGTATTAAAACCACCTTGAAGGACAAACAAGGAAGCAATAGCTCCCACGGTGGCCATACCAAAGCTAAAGCGAGTAACATTGCGCCCCTTCGTAAAGCGAGTGTTTATACTCTCTAACTGCTGCACTACAGCTTTATTCGATTCATCATTAAATAACTTCTTAAACTCAGCGTCACTACGAGCAAAGGTAGATAGCCTGTCGTCTATCCGTAAAGAATAGAACATCTTACCCGAGGCTACACCAGCACCTAACACTGTGGGTACTTTTAGCCAATCTGGGACTACCCCGGTGTACTGCACTTGCGAAAAATCAGCACTGCCGTCTTTAACGGTGTCCTTCGCATTTATACCGTATAGCATTTGGGATATCAAATCTTGACCCCGGTTCTGCATTAGGTATTTATCTAACACACGGTCTACCGCTAATACAGCACCCACGGAAGCTAAAGCTTTTCTTCCGATAGCCGCGGCATGTACTGATTTGATGGTGTTACTAAGACCCTTATGTCGATAAGCGGAGAGTTGTTGGTGTCTTGAGAATAGATCGTCGTACTCAGTCAATACCTGCTGTATTCTATTCAAAGCAGGACTACTCGCGGTATCGTCGGCTAGTTGAGATAATAGATCACTATTACTCATTATCGCGGCGATAGCCGGTTCTTGATGTCTTAACTGTTTCCCTAAGTGGAGTATTTCGCCAGACTCTTTGAGGGTTTTAACTAAACCGTGCTCGTACATCCGGCGGGCGGTCAACGTTATATTCGACGATAACTCGATTAGTCCTTGGAAACCCGGGCCCAACGCCCCCTTTAAGGAGAGTACCTGATTGGGTAGAGGACCTTGATTCGCTTCCACTAAGTCCGGTGTCCACGTTCCCGTAATCCCTCTAGCTTTTCTTACTCCCGGAAGATAATATATAGGATTGAACGCGATATATCTCGAGATATCATCCAAGTGCCGCGCGATATCCTCTAAACGTTGTTTCCCGAAGTTCATGGGTTCAATAGAGGAGAAGGTCTCCGACTTATACCTGATATATATAGGTTGAGACAAGACTTCTCGGAGGCCTTTTACAGAGTTCTCAAAACTAAGTTGGGTCTCTACATCCCCTACAATCGATATAGACCGTAAGATCGGTTCAATAACATTCTCAAAGTTACTGTCGTCGAGTAGACGTAGTCTATTTACTACGTTTAAAGAACCGTATTGATTCGGAGCGGGGTCTCTATATAAACCAGACTCTAAGTCCATAACCCCGTCAGTAACCCCAAAGGTCTGTTTTTTAATGCGGTGGACTTCTTCTGCTATCTCCGTCGTCGCAACATCTAACTCTCCTTTCTTGACGGCATAGTTCCCTATACGATCTATTTCCCTCCGGAAAGTCTCCACACCCTCATCGGCGGGGTCTCCAGATTCCATTAAATTCTTTACAAACTGCAACGCAGTTTTATTATCCGAGGCATCGATAAACTCCTTAACTGCCCCGGCATCATTCATCTTACCGAGGATGGAGTATTCGAGCATAGCGTCAATTACGTTAGACCCGATTAAACCCTTGGCCGTAAATTTATCTGCAACAGCATTAAGAGAGTAGAACAAATCGCGGTGTTGCATCGGGAGTTGTCTTGCTCTAGCCCAACCAAAGAAACCCTTGTTAGTGGACGAGGACATAACTCTCTCCATACCGGCAGTCTCTAACTCCGCTTTAAAGATTGAGAGAGAGTGACTAAATCCAAAGTAGAAGAGTAAGGCGTTAGTAGTAGCACTAGCCGTAGAGTAGGAGGACGATATGAGAGTCTCGAAGAATCCCCTCTTCTCTTTACTCTCGTATTGAGATTTATGTAATCCTTGAGGGTCGTCCTCCAAAGCTTTACCTTTTTCCGCAGCGTAAAGCTGCTTCATCGTGTAATACCCTGTCAAATAATCTAAGGTACGCCCAAAGAGAGTTAGACCTGTACCCACCAAGCCGCGGTCTTTCTCGTAAGCCTCGGGGAATTTCTCGTTTATAAGTGCGCCCCATCCTCGTAGAGTACCCGGGCTAAGTTGTCTATCTAGAGAAGCATAAAGGGCATAGCGGAATTTATCCCCAGGCTCAGTGACATCATCTTTAGTTTTACCGGTAAGGCTATATATATAATCTTGGTATGGAGTGGGGCGTTCTCCTTTAAACATCGAGAAGAACCTATCGTCTATAGATGTAGGAAGATAAATCGTCCCGGTGGTCTCTCTTGATATTGTGTCCCCCATATCGGATTTATCGGTATACTTAGGCCTAAATAATGTGGAGAACAGTCCTCTATCATACGCAGTGGTTTTTGAGGATAGTTGTCGCCCAGAGAACAGTGGGAAGTTCCTCTCGTTAAGTTCCTTATTCTTAGTATTTAAATCAGGGTCAGGAGTATCCGTAGGCAATAAGGTCTTAGTTATACCTTGCGCTTGCCACCTCTCAATTTCTTTAATACCAGCTTTCGAGATATTAGGGTCGCGTATAACCACCCCAATCTCGGTCACAAAGTTATTACTACTTTTACTGAAGTTGTGGGAAGTGATATAGGACCAGACATCGCTAAATATAGATTTAGCGTGAAGCATGACGTTAGCCTGCTCATCGGTTAACCTCACTTCTATCTTCGGACTTGAGTTCACCAAAGACATTAGTAAGTCCGATTGTATCTCTGGACTAGTAGCGGCGGTTTTCCCCGCTGGATTATTAGACACAATTACTATCTTATTTATATCCGGGTCTTTACTCTTAGCAACCACCTCTTTAAATAACTCTTTATCGGTAGCCGCGAATAGAGTCATATATAAGTTACCTTTGGCAGACTGCACTAGCTCTTTATGTCTCTGCTGCGATTCTCCACCTTTACCGCCAATAATTACATTAGGAAGATTCGGCGGAGTCTCCTTAGGGTCTTGAGCCGATTTGTTTATATACTGTATAGCCTGCTTTATCTGCTTAACGACTGCATTATCTTCTATAACAGCGGAGAAGTTCAACTGTTTCGTCGTATTACTTTTTGTTTCCTGGGCTTCACCTAAGTTAGCAGTGGATATTAAGGCGACTTCATCAGAACGAGAGGTAGCCGCCGCTTTAGCGTGTCCGTGAGTATTGTCACCCTGAGTTCTACTCTCATAAGTTTTTCCCGCGTATACACCCCTTATATTAGACCGTTCGGTTATCCTACCGCTAAGCATCCGACCTAAAGTAGGGGTATCCATAATTGCTAAAGACGCCGCAGTGGCAGCAGCGGCTCCCGCTAGTAGACCCGCTGCCCGAGCTACTCTATTTTTACCTAAGTTATACCCAACTACAGCACCGCCTGCAGCCGCTAAAACAGTAGGGACATAATTATCATTAAGGGGAGTAACATCCGAGTAGACGTTGAGTTTACCTTTTAGGCCGTAGTCCTCTATATTAGCGCCCAAACTAACCGACATAAAGTTGCCGCTCTTTATATTTTCGGGAGAAGGGTCTTCAGCCAAGGAGTTTAATCTACGGTAAAGTCTATCCTCAAGACGTCGACTCTGCGTCGACATACTATAGTACGAACCGATTAAGCGGTCTTTCTTGTTATGCACTTTATCTAAGAAAGAAGAATAACCCTCTTCAGTCTTAGAACCAGAATAGAGAGTTACCTCCGACAATCCGGAGTAGGTAATACCTTCTTCAGTTCTGTTTACCTTGGTGCCCAAAACCATATACTGTCACCCCTCTAATACCGGATACGAGTTACGCCCTCTAAGTTATCTAACTTATACTCCACCAAACGGTCTAAGGTTGCGGCGGGTTGATAATTCACACTTATCGTTGTCCCTACCGCGGGGGTACTGAGCCACGTTACTCTATTCCACTCCGAGATAAAATCACTGGCGGGCGAGACATTATTTACCTGCCATACAAATATCGGGAGCGTTAAATACTGCTGCTCCTCTTCCACTACAAACGTATAGTTAAGAATCTTAGGGATAGGGGGGACTAACCAATGTTGGGTATCAATAGGGATCTGACTCCCTTGGCGGAAGTACTCCACAATATACCTCCCCTTCGGATAGTATAAATCCGAGGGTACTAACTGATAACGGAAGACTCCGTTCTCCGGTAATTTAATGGTGACCGAGTCCGAGAGGTGTTGTTGTAGACCCCGTTGACTGCTCCGCGGCGGCGTAATCCGCATAAAGTACTTTGGTTTATACTGCCCTCTTCTCTTATGATTTACATCCTGCTCTTCTGAATCCCTTAAAGCACTACGAAAATCAATGGCTACCGGCGTATACTTCTGCATTAAAGTATTCGCGCCTAAAGTATAACCAGAATAAAAGGGGTCTAAGTAATAAGTCATCGCCGGAAATAGGAGTATAAAACCTCTATCTCCAGCTTACTCTCGCGCTCCTTCAATATTGGTCAAAGGGATGCACCGCTACTCCCATATCTGAGTTCCCCCAACCGGATTTAGAGTAATTCGTGCGGACACTCCTTACAAATTCTTTCCTATCTACAGAGAACCCCTCAACAACACTATCCTTATCGTCTCTAAGACTCTTCTTCCCTTTCTTAAAGGTTAAGGATTGCCCTGATGTAACCGAACTGGACTTCGCAAGTTCATTCCCTATTAACTGCCAAGTCACCGCGGCTATGCAGTCTGCGATATCCTTACTGTTATGGACGAAAACTCCCGCGCTAAGGGCAAAATTATCCCATTCATCAACTTCTAAATCGTAAACAGGTACGGCAGTCTCCAATATTACGGGTATAACAGCCCGTACCTTATGGTTATTTCCCTTTCCTCTATATCTAAAATCTTCCCAACCTTTGTACCCTTGTGAAGCTACACAACGAATTACTGCGTCTTTAGTGCATTTCAAAGTATTGCATACGTCCATAAGCCGCTTATTACGGTTTTCAAAGGCTTGTACCACTTCCTCAAATGTCACAACACTACGTTGGTTGTCATCCTTAAGGCTATAGGCGTCCCCAGCAGTAAATTTGAGATGAAAATATTCTTTCTCGAAACTCTCCCAGGAATCAAATCCGCAATCTCTTAAAAGACGTATCACCAAATTCCTCGATAAATCTAAATAAGTCGCGGCCTGATGCGCATTAGAGCACCCTACCTTAAGAGCCTCGTATAAAACCGACGTGTCCACATCTCTTCTAAAAAGACCTGTTTTCCTCGCTCTCTCTAAATACCACTCGGAAGAGCGGCTTCGCATAGACTCAGATCTTTTTCTTCTTGTAGATTCTTTTTTATTAAAAGCAATAGTGCCCTCGGAAAGTTTATGTCTATACGTAGGATCTTTTTTGTGAGCCTCAGCCGTATGGTAAGAAGTGTGTTGCGATCTTGGTATGACTTCTAAATTCTCCGGGCGGTTATCCGTCTTAACGTGATTTTTGTGGTGGACTATCTCACTATCTTCTAGTTCAGGATAACCAAGAGCCATACGATGAGTCCAAATAAACTCTCCGATACTTTTGACTTTTTCGTAACCTCCGCCTATAGGCCAGGATAAATGTAAAGGCATAAGTCTAGTAACCCCTGGAATAATATCCGCCGCCTTTATATAACTACCGGTTCTGGTCATGAAAGGATGATCCGGAGTACACCGAATAACTGCCCCATTATCCAAAACAACATCTACTAACTCTTTAACTTCTTTAGTCTTACGCCCTCTAGCCAGACCCGGGACAACCGTCCCATCAGGTTTACAACTATAAACCCACACTTCTTTACCTTCTAACTCAGCTATAGTAGGGCGAGTACCATCTAATAAAGGAATCCGTGTATCCCCCGTGAAACAACCTCCGGGCCTATGGTCGATTTTCACATTCCGGATTAACTCTAAGTTTAGTAGTTCATCCTTTAGTAGATTCGTCCAAGGGGAGTTCTTCGGTAGATATAATCTATCCTCGTGGAGGAGTTTACGTACAGCGTCATACATCGCCAACTGTTTATTGTTCGCGAAATGTATAGTCTCCGTAGGTATCCCGCTGGACTTCAACCGCTGCAAAGTCTCCGCAGATTCCTTTTGGTCCGCGGTTACCTTCGATAAGGGCTGTCTAGCATGTATCTGATAAATACACTGTTGGACGTTCACAATAGATACCGTAGCGCCATCCACAGGTATCCACGCCATAATCCCATCTATAATGACGCAGTCCTTACCGTCGATATTCTCTAAATGTCCGTAGGCTAAAGCATATGCGTCCCTGGTGATAGCGGGGTCCAAGTGCATAACCGTATACCCGCGATATACCGGTAAATCTTCTACATTAAGCCGGATTAATCGGTCTTCTTGTACTGGTAGTTCCGTTACTCTAAGGAGAGACATCTTACGGAATGCTCTCTTAACCTCTCTCTCTTCTAAGAAGGCGTTCTCGTTTGCCTGGCGGATTCCTTCGTATAACAACTCCGCTTTCTTGCGGTTAGATATATACATAGAATCCACAACTGGATTATTGCGACTTGCATGGATTGGGTTTACCATCCAAGACTTCAAGCGGAAGCCAATCCAACCTGAACTCTGAGTAGAATCCTCGTACAGTTTTACAAGGGCGTCCCCTTCACACCTGGCGGAGGAGATAATAACCCGTTTAGCATCACTCGCAAAAGGTAAGCCCCCCGCGCCTAAATCATCCCAAAGGTTCAGGGCGTTAGATTCTCCATTCTTATCGTCGAACATCGCCCCTTCATCCAAAATAATCAGGATAGGACTACCCCCTACCTGAGTCTCAGACTTAGAGTTACCGGAGTATATATACAACAGCTTCTCGTCATACCGTATCATCTTTTCCTGGGCGTCTATTTTACCGGCATCGATAAGCCGCCTCAAGAAGAAGACATTCTGCATCATCGCCTTCGCTTGACCGTAAATAGTCTTACTAGCTTGTTCAGCAGAAGGAGCAACGCAGATAATCGAGATTAGAGTCGAAGACGCGATTCCATAATTCAACTGTGGAGAATCCATCCGCGCCAAGAGTTCAAACTCATAATTAATGATAAGAGACCCCATTAGGGATTTTCCACTACGCCGCCCCGCCTCTAAAACTAAGTTCTGTCTCTTTATTGGACCGTAATCAAAATCGTAGGTAGTCCTATCCAGGGTCTTCCAGTACTCCAAGATAGAATATTCCTGGTCTGTGAGTTCTACACCGTAGTAGGTCTTTAAGATAAGACGTTGCTGCGGAGTAAGCTCAATACCCAACGTCTCCTTGTCGACACCCCCGTTGTCGTACCAGTCGATAATGTCGGAGTACTCTACTCCACTGGCGAACTTAGACTCTAAATTAGAGACAAACCCGCCAAAGAAATCGCTTACATCAAAAGCCCCTTTAGATATACTCATCTACTTAAACCAATTTATTGAAGAGTAAGGTCAGATGAAGAATGGTCTGAGTAGGCACCGCCGCCGCTAATTCCAACGCCACAAAAGAACCCTTCGGTATCGGCTTCACAGGTTTATCC